AGGACCTTAAAAGGTGCTATTGCTGCAACAGGTATAGGTTTACTAGTTGTAGCTTTAGGATCTTTGTTTTCCTATTTCAAAAATTCAGAAAAGGGAGCTAGAACTTTATCTATTGCAAGTGAAGCTTTGGGTGTAATTGTAGGTAAACTTACAAACTTTGCTACTGATTTAGGTGAAAAGATTTTCAATACTTTCTCTAACCCTAAACAAGCTATCCAAGATCTGAAAGATGCTATTGTAGAAAACATTACAAATAGGGTAACAGGTTTGATACAACTATTCCCTAAATTAGGTGAAGCTATCAAATTAACTTTCAAAGGTCAATGGAGGGAAGCTGCAAAAGTTTCAGCTGATGCTATTGCAATGGTTACTTTGGGTGTTGAGGATGCTACTGATAAAGCTGCTGCATTAGGTGAAGCTGCTGTTGATACTTTCAATAACATAGTTCAAGAAACTAAGAAAGCTGTTGCTGAAGCTACTAAATATGTAGATGGTCAAGAGAATTTAAGAAAGACTATCAATAGTTTAACAGTTGAAAATGCAAAACTTACAAAGGAATTAGAAACTCAACAAAAGATAGGTGAAGACACTACAAGAGGATATGATGAAAGAAAAGCTGCACTAGAAAAAGCTGAAGCTGCACAATTAAAGTTAGCACAAAATGTAGCTAAACAAGCTGCTCTTGAAGAAAAGTTACTTAGAACTGATATAGCTAAAACAACTAATGTAGAAGAAAGAAGAGAATTAGAAAATCAATTATCTGAAAAAATTGCTGCTAGAATTGATGCTGAAAACTCTTTAGCACAAGTGCAATTAGATTTAGGTAAAGTTGTAAGAGAATTAGATATTGAGGAAGCTGAAAGAAAACAAGGTATTGCTGATATTATTAGGGAAGCTAATGAGGATAGTACAGTATCTAAACTTGAAGCTGCATTAACACAAAGTAGGGTTGATGAAGAAGCTGCAATTAGGGAATTAGAAACATTAAGAGCAACTGAAGCTGAAAAACAAGCTGTTAGAGATGGTTTTGCTAAGCAAAGAGCTGATTTAGAAGCTGAAGAAGAAAATGCTAAAGAGGAAAAGAGAATAGCAGATAGAGAAAAGTTCTTGCAAGAAAGGGAAATAGAACTTACTGATGAAAGAGAAATAGCTAATAAGAAATATCAAGAAGAATTAGAGGCTTTACAAACAGCTTTGCAAAATGAATTGATTACTGAGGTTGAGTTTTTAGAATTAAAGAAACAAGCTGAAGCTGATAATGCTAAAGCTATAACTGAAATTACTAAAAAGGAAGCTGATGAACAGATAGCTATTGCTCAAGCAAAAAAGAATGCACAATTAGAGTTTGTAGAAGTTGCTAGAGGTAGTATTGTAGCATTAGGTGGTTTATTTGAAGAGGGTACAGCAGCAGCAAAAGCAGCAGCATTAGCAGACATTGCTATTGGTACAGCAGTTGGTTTTATTCAAGGTTTAGATATTGCTCAGAAATCAGCAAAAGGTACAGGTCCAGGTGCAGCTTTAGCATTTCCTATTTTCTATGCTACTCAAATAGCAGCAGTTTTGGCAGCAGCTGGTAAAGCTAAACAAGCATTAAGTGCAACACCAGGTGGATCAGCTGGATCAGTTTCAACACCTACAGCACCAACAGTTGGATCAGCACCAACACCACCTAGCATTTCCCTATTTAGCAGTGGTATAGGCAGCTCAAGTGTTGAATTAGCTAGTCAAGGAATTGGATCTAGACAAACAGGTTTTAGAGCCTATGTAGTTGAAAGTGATATTACAGATACTCAAAATACATTAAATAGATACAAACAAAGAAGTGAAATTGGTTAACCAAAAATATTTTAAATATGGAGAAAATAATTGAATGGACACTAGATGATATTACAGGTGAATTAAGAAGAATTAGTTTAGTATCCGCACCAGCAATAGAAGAAGAATTTATGTTATTCAATAGTCAAATAGCAAAATTCCAAACTATTGATCAAGAGAAAAGGGTAATTACAGGTGTTGCTATGAGGCCTAATATGAAAATAGCTAGATTAGATGACAATGGTGAATTGTATTATGGGTTTTTTAGTGAAGAAACTGTAGTAAAAGCTGCTGAAATGTTTTTCCAAAAAGCTAGTAATACAAATAATACCAATTTAGAACACCAATTTGAAATAGATGGGGTGTTTGTTTTTGAAAGCTGGATAGTTGAAGATCCTGAAATGGATAAATCAAAAGCACTTTCTATTCCTAATGTAAAAAAGGGTGATTGGTTAGTATCTATGAAAATTGAAAATGACAAAGTTTGGGATCATTATATCAAAACAGGTTTGGTAAAAGGGTTTTCAGTTGAGATCAGTGTAAATGATACAGATGCTATGCTTTCTGAGTTGTATCAAATAGTAAATGACACTAATTTGACTGAAGACCAGGTACTTTCTAAGCTGAAAAGTACATTGGGTTTATAAATTCGACAGTAACTAATCAATTAATACTTATTAAAAATAACAAGATGGAGAAAAAGTTTATTTTAGAGCAAATTAAGGCACTATTAGTGAATAACAAATTAGAATTTAATCAAGAGCAATCTTTTTTAGATGTTCAAGTTGGTGATATTACCATAAGAGTTGATGGTGAACAATTTGAAGTAGGGCAAACAGTTTTTGTTGAAACTGAAGATGGGTTTATTCCAGCTGGAACTACTTTGGATGGTGATCACACTATTGGTGATGTAACTATAACAATTACAGACGGTGTAATTTCTGAAATAGTTGAAGCTGAAGTTCCTGTTGAGGATATTCCTGTTGAAGATCCTGTTGAAGAACTTTCTGAGGTTAAATTGCAATCTTATGATGACTACCCTATTTCTGTAAAAGAAGCAGCACAAAGTGTACTAGACTATGTTGCTGAAAATGGTTGGGGTGATTGCGGAACTGAAGTAGGAAAAATTAGAGCAAATCAATTAGCAAAAGGTGAACCTATTAGTGAGGATACTATCCAAAGAATGTACTCTTATTTATCTAGACACAAAGTTGATTTAGAAACATCTACAGATTATGAAACAGGGTGTGGTAAATTAATGTATGATAGTTGGGGTGGTGAAGCTGCTTTGGAATGGTCAAAAGCTAAACTTGATGAATTAGGAATGACTGAGCAAATGAAAATTGATGAACTTGAAGAAAGACTTTCTAAAATTGAAAAGTATTATGTACAATTTGCTGAACAATTAAAAGAAAGTAGAGAGCAAATCAAGAATTTCAACAAGGTTATTGAAGAAGCACCAGCTGCTAAATTAGAAACTTTTAAAACTGAAGCAAAAGGTAAATCTTTTGAGGATGATCCTTTGGCTGAAATTAGAAAAATAAGAAGTAGAAAAAATTAATTCATTTTTAAAATAACACAATCTATAAAATTATGGCATTAGATGTAACAGGTTTGACTAAATACACAGATGAACACTCAGGTGCTTTGATCAAAGAAGCAATCTTGACTGGTAGAACTGTGGATATGGTAACAGTACAAGGTGGGGTTAAACACTCTGCAACAGTAAATACTTTGAGTTCAGCATTAACAGCTCAAGCGGGAGCTTGTGGATGGAATGCAGCTGGATCTACTATTTTAGACCAAAGAACTATTGAAGTATCCCCTATTAAAATTAATGAACCAATTTGTTTAAACACTCTTGAAGAGTATTACACTTCAGTTATGATGAACCCTGGTTCTTACAATCAGGAAATTCCTTTTGAGCAAATGTTTGCTGAAAACAAAGCTGAAGCTGTAAAATCTTTGATGGAAGATTTAATCTGGAAAGGTGACAAAGTTGCTGGAACTGGTAATTTAGCATTAGCTAATGGTTTTATCAAATTATTTGATGATGCTGAAACAGCTGGTGATTTAACAAGAGTAGGAACTTACACAATTGCTAACTTTGCTGCTGATGCAATTGATATAGTTGATGAAGCTATTGCGGAATTACCTGATTCAGTTTTAGGTTTAGATGATTTAGTTGTAATGCTTTCTTATGCTGATTACAGAAAATATGCAAAAGCAGTAAGAGATGCAAACTTATTTCACTATACAGGTGCTGAAAATCAAGGTGAAGACTTTATGCAAATTCACCCTGGCACAAATGTAAAAGTTATTGCTACAAAAGGTTTAGCTGGATCAAATAAATTCTTAGTTGCACCAGCTTCTAATTTAGTAGTAGGAACTGATTTATTGAATGACACTGAAGACTTTAGAATTTTCTATTCTCAAGACAATGATGAGGTTAGATTCTTAGCTAAATTCAAAGTTGGTGTTCAAGTTGCATTTATTGACAATGTAGTCTGGTATACAGGTGCATAATCTTTTTGGGTTGTTGAGGTTTAGGCTTCAACAACCTAATCATTTCTTTTAAACATTAAAAATAATAATATATGAGTTGTATAATAGATGATGGTTATGCATTAGGGTGTAGAGATAGTATGGGTGGTATAAAAACCGTTTACATTACTAACTTTGATCCTCTTGCAGCTTTCTCAACAATTGCTGGTGAAATAGGTAACTATGCTACAGCAACAACCCCTGCACCTGTTTACTATAAGTTTGACCAATTTACTGAGGCTGCTTCTTTTGCACAAACAGGTACATATTCTCTAGAAAACGGTACAGTGTTTTATGATCAACAATTGACTTTGATGTTTCATAAACAAAGCACTGAGTTGAGAAACAAATTATTGGTACTTTCTCAAGCTAGAATGCATATAATCATAGAAGACCAAAATGGCAACTATTGGTTAATGGCTAAAGAAAATGGTGCTTATGCACTTTCAGCTGATATCCAAAGTGGTAAAGCTTTTGGTGATATGAATGGTGTTACTTTAGTATTGCAAGGCAAAGAAAAAGAACCAGCAATAAAAATTACAGGAACTAGTGAACAAGATTTGACTACAATAGGATTTGTATTCGGATAGAAATAGCATCTTTATTTAAGGGTTTTATGATAGAGTTACTTAGGCTTTGGTTTAGGTAACTCTTTTTTTTATATACAATATCCCTAAAAAATATACTTAATAACAAACGGCAAAAGATGATTATAATAGAGAAAAATGGTGGTTTAAAGGATGTTTATTTTAGTTTAACACCCTTTTTGACCAATGAATACTACTTATTTGAGGTAATTTCTAAACAAACAGGTGTTGCAACTATATTTTGTCAAATTAATATAGCACCATCAGATGTATATTTTCAAAAGTTTGAATTTGTTGAGGGTGGAAATGATCCTCTTAATGGTGGTTTTGATTTAGAAATAGGAGAATTTGATTACACTGTATATGAATTACCTTTTCAATCAATTGATATAAATGATGCTACAGCTGTTTTAGGCAAAGGATTAATGAAAATAATTGATCCTAATGATTTTAAATATGATGCTGAAGAAAATGATGGTTTTAAAATATATGAATAATGGAAAATAATGTAAAGTTCAGAATACTAAACTTCAATCAACATAGGTCACAACCTGAGTTTAAAGAAGCCAAAAATGGTGATTATATTGAATATGGATCAGATAATGCCTATCCTCAATACCTTTTAGATGTATTCCATAACAAGAGTAATAAGCACAAATCTATAATCAGTAAGAAAGTGGATATGACTTCAGGAAATGGTTTTGTAACACCCCAAACGGAAGCCTTAACTAAATTCATACAAAATAATTACAGTGAGAATGATTTAGATTATGTAGTTCAAAGAGTTAATTTTGACTATGAAATACATAATGGTTTTGCTATGTTTATCAGATGGAATACTGAGGGTACAAAAGTGGCTGCTATTGATTGGTTACCATACCATAAATGCAGATTGAGTGCAGATGAAAAGTCAATTTTAGTATCCAAAGATTGGGTAAATTATAGAAAGAAAATTAACAAACCTGTAACATATCCTAGATTCAACCCCCTTACTTCAAAAGAAGAACCTGTACAAGTTTTCTATTATATTGAAGAGTCTAATGGAATGGATTACTATCCTCTACCATATTACTCTAGCACACTAAATTGGATAGAATTAGATTGGGAAATATCTACCTTTCATTTATCAAGTGTTAGAAATGGTTTTAGTGCTGGTTTTATTTTGAATTTTGCAACAGGTATTCCTACAGATGAGGAAATGGATTCCGCATATAGAGCTTTCAATAAGAAATACAGTGGTACAGCAAATGCTGGAAAATTCATATTAACTTATAGTGAGGGTCAGG